TTATTTGCTCTACCACGCTGTGGATTATTTTCCCACCAGTTACCAGCTTTACAATTTAGCATTTGCATGCTATGTAAATCAAACAAACTGATCATTGCAGCTCTACGGATACCACCGGCAAGTACAGCATCTGCAATATGACATTGAATATCGTGACACTCGATGTCTGTAAGTTTTGAACCATCTTCTTTTTCACGAAGTATTGCTTCAATTTTTACTAACGCGATACGTAATGGTTCTGGTCCTGGAGCTTTACCACCTGCAGTAATTAATAAAGCACCTTTTGGTCTAATGTCTGACAAATCAAATTCAATATGAGATGTAACTCCTCCTGTATATGATTTGAACAAAGTTTTAACAGCATCACCCCATCCAATAATACTATCTTGAACAACATATCTTTTCTTTCTATTGTAATTAGGTTTTCTAATTTCAGGAAGTTTTTCAATATGATGTCCTTGTACAGAGTATCCTACTCCGGTTCCACCAAGTAATAAAAACATAGTCTCAGAAAAACTATGAATGCTGTCAACAGGTAAAAATGCACAGTTGTATATACGAGCATTGTTTAACTCAATTGCTCTACCACCAAACTGCAACGAACGCATTGATGGTAAAATCTTTTTGGTGTATACGAATTCATCGTATACGTTTTTAATTTCCACAGCCAGTTCAGGAAATTTACGAAGATGCATGTCACGATTGCGTGTTACCAGCTCTTGCCAGGATTCTCTACGTTCCTGTTCTGGTAAAAACTTAGCATACTTTGTATGCACAGTTATTTCGCTCAAAATTTGCTTGTCTAATTGCATAATGAGATTGGGTTTAAAGTGTTATTTATTAAGTGAATTGTGTTAAGATTTTCATTTTTTGCAGAAAATAGCTGATTTTTCTAATTTTTTCAGTCTCACTACTTCAAGATAAGGATAAAAAACAGCTTTTCAAAGCGAGAATGCAAATATCAAAATAAAAAATCAAATAGTAAATGAATTATATGGATATTTTTAAAGTTTTTAGTATATTAATAATGACGACACATACCAAGTATTATTATATATTAAATTTTTCATGAAAACGTACCTATTAAATGCATTAGCAGGACTGTTACTTTTCTTTTCACCAATCACAGGATTGGTTATTACTGTTGGGTTAATTGTTTTATTAGACACATTCACAGGAATATTTAGATCAGTAAAATTAAGAGGTTGGAGTTCTATTAGAAGTAGAATATTGTCTAACATTATTAGTAAAATGTTGTTGTATGAGATATGTATTGTCTTACTTTTTCCAATAGATGAGTTTTTGTTAAATGATTTACTTATTCGTCTTATTTCAGTGCAATATTTTGCTACTAAACTTGTTTGCATTGTAATAATTCTTATTGAAGGAACTTCAATTAAAGAAAATATAGAAGAGGCTCTTAATATAAAAATATGGAAGATTATTAAAAACGCCATACGAAGAGCAAGAGAAGTAAAAGAAGACGTTGATATAACAAACCCGCAAGAATGAAAAATATAAAACCATACTTTAATTATATATTAATAGGACTTCTTGTCCTAATAATTTTTCTACAAAGATCTTGTTCAGGAGATAAAGTAGTTGTTGCTGATCCTAAAGTAGAGATAAAATACGATACAGTTTACAAGCATGTGCATGATACTGTACAAAATACTGTATATCATACAATACATGATACTGTAAAACCAGATGCGCCAGAATACACTTCAGGTGAGCATATAGACACCTGCAGAGCAAGATTTAACTATTTACTTAAACAACACATTGCTCGAAGAGTTTATCAAGATACTTTAAAACTTGACAGTCTTGGAACTATTGTTGTAATTGATACTGTTTGGTTAAACAAACTTGGTAAAAGAACCAAAATATACGATTACAAAATACCTTTTGTGACAAAAACGGTAACTATAACTAAAGAAAAAGAACCTGTACGTCAATTATACATAGGAGGAAATATCTTTGGTGATAAAAATGCTGTTCAATTATTAACTCCAGGCGTATTATACAAAACCAAAAAAGACCAAATATACCAAGCAAATATTGGAATAAACTTTGACGGTACATTTACTTATGGTGTTGGAGCATACTGGAAAATTTCATTTAAAAAATAATAACCAATGGTAACAAGTGCACAATGTTTAAAAAAATATGGTGATCCTACATTAGAACGCAACATGATTCTATGGGATGTACCAACAGAATTAGAAATAGGTGTTATACCTAAAAGATTGTATTGTAACAAAGATTTAGTTGCGCCTCTCACGCAAGCATTTAAAAATCTTATTGCAACAGGTTTTGTAAAAGAACTAAAAACATGGGATGGATGTTTTAATATCAGAAAGAAAAGAGGTTTAACAAGCATGTCATTACACTCATGGGCAATTGCTATTGATGTTAATGCTGCATGGAATGGTCTTGGTAAAACACCAGTGTTATCTGCAGGATTTGTAAAATGTTTTACAGATGCAGGATTTGATTGGGGAGGTACGTGGACACGTAAGGATGGAATGCATTTCCAACTTGCGAAGATTTAGTAAACAACTGTTCTTTATAGTTAGTTGATTTCTTCTCTCTTCTGTTGAAAGACCCCCATTCCTGGGGGTTTTTCTATTAAAATATATACCTAATGTTTTTAGGATCAAAATACTCAGCATACAGTTTTTTAAAATCATCAATCATTTTTGCTTTTAACTGATATTTGTATCTAATGTTATCTGCAGCATATTGCGAATCTTTCTTTTCTTGTATTTCTGGTTTCCAGCACAAGGCGTTTACAGCGTCATCTGCGTTCTGATAAGATGTATCATTATACGTCAAGAAGATACATTCGCATGGTACATTAATACCTGCAGTTTTTAGTAACTCAAAAAGATTTATATACTCGTCTAACCATCCTTCTTCATATATGATAGGACTAAAATTAATATGTACTTCCATCTTCTCTTGCAGCTTAGGAATCATTGCAATTCTATCAGCAATACTATCTGTATTTGGTTCCAGTACATCTGCATATTTCTGAGGCATCAAACTTACTCTGATCCTGTGTTTACCAGGAACCAGAGTATAATCATCTAATCTAAATTTAGTAGGATACTTTGTAGCAAAAGTGCTTTTTAATTTTGGATGCGTGTTAAAAAACTCAAACACTTGTTGCCACTGGTAATATTTACCATGTAATGCTACATCCGTACTGCATCCAATATCAATACAGTAATACTTGTCATCAATTTGATTAGGTATCTTAGGCATTGGCTGTGGTTCTGCCCATTTGTTTATAGATGCTAATATTTGTTCTGTGTTTTCATTTAGAAATAACTTGTTGTTGTTAAATCTACCTACATAACAATACGATTTCATGCATCCACCTAAACATCCATAAATAAAATTGGGAGAAATAGCATCGCTACTCCTCCCATTATCTCTGGTAACTAAAGTTTTTGTTTTCTGTTTTTTTATTTCCATTATCCTCTTCCGCGTTCTTCAGGATACAATAAAGTAGCAAAGTCAGATTGCCAAAACTCTTTACTGTCAACATCCATGATTGTAAGTTTACCATTCCATCCAGCACCTGTGTCCAGGTTCCATAGATTTCCATACTGATTAGGTCCATCATTTTCTGCAGTGTGTCCAATGTAGATTTCTTTAAATTCTTCAAGTGCTTTGAACTTACCATTTCTTGACATCTTGTTACCAAATGCAGATTTAGCACCCATTAATAAACTTCTGTCCCAATGACATTCTTTAGCAAGACTTCCTGCATTTACTGACAACATTGCACCACGTGGAAATCCTTCCATGTAATCCCATCCGCCATGAATAAACAATCTGTTTTCATCATCAATGTAATAGTCTATTTGGTTTTTCCAAAAATCTTTATGAGACTGTTCAACAAGTTTACCAGTGCGAACATAACCTTCCATAGTCGCAGCACCACCTTGCGCTGACCAAATAAGAGGTGTTCTTCCGTATTCAAACCAATCATAACACCAAACGTCATGATTGCCTCGTATGGCAATCAAATTTTTAATTGATAACAGAGTGTCAACACACTCAGAAACCTCGCTCCAACCGTCTGCAATATCGCCAAGCGATATTAATTTGTCATTTTCTTTATCGAATCCTGATTTCTCAAGACATTGTAGAAGTGCACGATGATTACCGTGCACATCTCCTATTACAAATGTTTTCATATTATATTTTCTTTTGTTAGTATTTCTCTAACTTTTGTTACAAGATCTTCAATAGAACCATCATTGATAATTTCATAATCAAACTCAGCATCATCTAATGCTGTTTCTGAAGGATGCAAAGCTTCATTATTGTTATCATCTTCATCCCATGTCCATAACTTAAATGTTTCAAACCAGGTGAATCCTTCATTGATAGCCAATTCTTCCCAAACACCATCTGATAAGTCAACATAACCCATATCTTTAAGTATGGATTTAACTTTCTTATCTGAGTATTTAGCATTATTGTTTCTAACCACTCTAATAGTGAGTCCACCTTTCTCTACAATAGCTTCCATCTCATTAGGAAATCTCATGTCTGTTATAATCCAGTTTGGATACCAATCTTTACTTCCATCACTCCATAGTCTATAATCAGCAAACAAAGCATTTACCCATACATTTGTATGTAATCCATCACGCATTGCTTCTGTACCAAGTTTTTGAAGAAACTCTCTGTATGTCATTTCCCACTCAAGACCCATATGTTTTTGTTTAAACTCTTGGTCTTCAAATTTCTCTACAGGAATACCTGATAGTATACTGCCAATTTGTTTTAGTTTACCAGCAAACTTTTTGATTTCAAATACTTGATCTTTATTTGTTAAACAAAGACCTCGTATAATTTCTCCAATAGTGTCTTTACCAGATCCTATTTTACCATTTATACCTATAATCATCTTATAAAGAATTAATCATTTCCCAATCTTCAGCGATTGTATCAATTTCGTCAGGTTGCCAATTTGGATCAATTGTTCCTTCTGCATTTTTTAACTCAATAGTTTTACCTTCATCTGCACTATAAAGAAATGCACCTCTTGTTTTCCATTCATTTCTGGTTACAGTATTACCAGTTTGCAAAAGTGATATTGCTTGGTCAAGTTTTAAATTTTTTGTCATTACTTTAATTGTTTTGTTATTGATTTTATTCTGTCTCTTACCGATTTTGAATCTATATCGATATTGTAATATCTACGTAGATATCGCTTTGTAAACTGAACTACATTGTGAGATGTATCTTTTTTACTCACTTTGATAATTGCTTGTAATATAACATCAACCATTGGTTCTGAATTTAAAAGTTCTATTTTTTCTTGTACTTTTTGTAATCTTGTTTTAAGATCTATCATGTCTTGCAATTGCTCATTTATTTTCATAATAACTAAAATTAGGGGAGCTTTTACACTCCCCAATTATTAAAATGGTAATAGTTCTTCTATTTCCTCTTCTCGATCAGCAACTGTATAACCGGCACTGTCTTCTTCAGGTTCTGTATCAGAATCAATGTCTATACCAAAAGTGTCACAAAATACTTGATGCATTTTTACTTGATCATCCATCCAGGTAGAAGGATGTGCTTCTTTTAATGCGAGAGTAATGTGATTATACAATACCCAAGCACTATCAGGATCTGCATTGTATTCAAAACTTGGTTTTTCCATTTCTTTCTTAATCATGTTTAACTGCATAGTTGTCAGTAATTCATGTTCAAAGAATAATTTACCAAGAATAATAAATGCAATTGGTTTTGTTACAATTCGATCTTTTAAAGCATCTTTATGCTGTATCAATGTTGTCCAATACTCTTCTGAATCTTTTATAAACTCAGAGATTTTACCAGCTGCAAGTATATCTGCAGCACCTTTGTGAACGCGTTTGTATGCCCCAAACTTACTGTTTGATAACATCATACCGTTCATACATACTTTTACCAATCCTCCAAGTGAGAATCTAAATGCATATTGTTTATTATATGAATTCATAAAGTTTGCAGATAACTCAACATCTGGATCCGCTTTATAATTCAATTTAAAATTTCCAATTGCTACAGTGCCATCTTGTGTGCACTTGTAATCTTCGCCAGTAATTATATATCCTGCTGCAGCTATTTCTGCTCTCACACGACTGACAACGTCTTTGTGAGAGATAGGAGTATATGTTTTTGTTCTTGCTGGTAATGGTGTGCTTAACATTTTACCATAGGCAATCATGCCATTTACTGTTCTTTTCATTTTTAAAAGAGACTTAATTGTTGATTTACTTTATCTTGAGGTAATATGATAGATGACTTCTCTATCTTTTGAATCTCATCATAAATCTTATCTAAATAATACTTTTCGTTTATATCATATTGGTTCCATGGTTTTTCTTCATGCAGATTAAATATTGTCTGCATGTGCTTACCACTTTCCAATTGTATTTCGCGACCATCCGGATTACACTTAATTAGCTTGACTCCTGTATTGGAAATATAATATCTAACAAGTCTTTGCAGTTTTTCTACTTGATACTCACCATTTACTACACCTCTTTTTTCAAAGAACCAATTTCCTTTTAGTTTTGCTCCTGCGCAATAGTCAAATATATTTCTATTTTCTTGTAAAAAATCTTTTGGATCTTTTCCAAATATGAAATATGCATACAACGCTTTTGGTATTATTAGATGAGATTTGTTTTTATGAAGTGCCAGCTCTTCAAATTCAAAACGACCTTTGCATTTTGTTTTTCCATCTGTGTATACAGCAATGTAGTTATTCACATCGCCAATAATCATCTTGTCATATTCTACTGTTTCAAGTTGTAAAGATGTCAACTCTTCCCACTCTTTACAGATTTCATAAAATAACTTTTCATCTTGTTCATCTACAAGAAACTCCAAACCATCAGTATTTTGCATAAGTGGTTGAGCACCAGGGATTCTGGTTGCTATCATCTCATACAACATTGATAGTTGTAATTGTCCATTGATGGTAATTCTGAAAGTAAATTCAGGATCATACAAAAACGAATACTTATTTTTACTTAATCCATAAGTAGAATTCAATATAATTTTGAATAGATAATTCAAAGGAGAAGTTTTTGGATACTTCTTTCTCTCTTCAAAGAACCATTCATACAGTTCACAAAAGTCTCTTTTAGGAATATGCGCTGGAGACCATTCATTTTTAATAGCAAGATTAGGATAAAAAGACGTCACGTCAGCAGACAAAATCTTTTTACCATTACCTGCACTGTATATACCAGATCTGATACATCCGTGCAAACCACCTAAACCATAGTCAGTAGGAACTCCTTTGAACATCATCCTGTATTTAGGACCTTTTGTTTCTGCTTGTTCAATGTCAATCATAGTATTTACTATTTGACTTTTGAACCAGTTGAACACGCCATTAAATTCTGGCGTTTCAAACTTGATACTTGGTAAGATAATGTTTCTGACAACTACGTTATCACGTTCTGTCTTCATTACTCTGATTTCCTTCTTATCTTTTCCTAATTTTTCAGATAAGAAGTGAAGAAACATCTCTTTACTTATACGCGGCTCACTTGCAGAATACAGATTTAATCTATAATCTGCACTCAATTGAGCACGTAAATTTATTTGACTTGCCATTACTTGCTCTCCTTTAGGATTTCGAAGAACAAATATTTGTTTAGTTGACCTTACGTCATTAATACAATATCTTACAATAGAATCTAATACTTGATCAGTAAGAACCGGTTCTGTATGATGATGAGGCATCTCTTCAACATTAAACCAATCCATAGAAAACTGTATCCATTTTAAAGAACATCTTTTTGCTGTACCATCCCAGTGGTTGAGTTTGAATATATCAACACACGGAATAGACAACTTAAACTCTGGATAATCTAACCATTCTCCTCTATTAGATTTTGCAATAACAGAACCTGCATATTGTGCAATTGTTGCTGTAAAATCATTAGAAGACAAATACGACAACTCATTTCTGTTTTCAAGTATGAATTCAGTTATTTGAGAGTCAAATGCAAGATTATTATATCCAAAATGCCAATCTTTATGTTCAATGTTTTCATCTAAAAAATCAAGAAACTCAGGCAGGTCATTTCTATCTCTGTTTACAACAAAGATCCGGGTTTCACCAGAAGAATATCCAGTAAACACAGCTACAAAACAATTTACAATTGTTTCGTAATCCATTATCCAAAATTTCTTATTACGTGACATCATTGACATTTTAATTGTTAGGATTATTCTTCAGTTAGAACTTCATCAAGAATTTTCATTGCAGAATGATCACTGTTAATTGCAAAATGATTTACAAAAACTCTAATATCATCAATGTTATCAAGATAGTATTCGTAATATGTGTCCATTACAATACGTTCTTCCACATAATCATGTCCAGCAGCAGTTGTGTGTAACGGTTTACCTGTTACATTTAGCTTTGGAAACATGTGTGGTTTCTCTTTAAATTCTTTACTGATAACAGCAAGAACCTTTGTACTTGGATCAAAGATTACTTCGTTATAAGGACATTCTTCTGTTGCTGGTAACATTCTAAAAGTTCTTCTACCGTACCAGTCAGTAGAATATATAAGCATACTTTGTGCTGTCATTATTTATTGGTTTATATTATACGTGGAGATTTCAGGATGAGGTGTAGTATACACTTCTTTTACCTGGTCGTATTTTTCACAAAGTTCGCCAACTTTTTTAAGAATATCAACATCAATTAATAAAATTTCTGCATATTTCTTAAAATATTTTTCTGGATACACGTAAGACTCCATAAATACCCACTCTGGAGTATGAACTCCATAATAGTTACTTAGCATCTTTTTTGCATCAGAAGAAAATCGTGAGTATTGACCATTGCAAAATGCATCGAAGTCCTCTGCTTTAGAGTTCAAATCAAATACATATGCAATTGTGTTCTCGTCAATTGGAACACAGTGATCAAGCATACTATGTGCAATTAGATAATTCATCTCAAAATGTTTCCATTCCGGAGTGTCTTGTCTTTTAAAAACACATATTAGTTTTCTTGATGTAAAGTCACAAACGTCTTCCCATTCTATATAAGTTTGGGAAGGTTTGTGGGTTTTGTGTTTCTTTAATCCTAATAAAGGATACAAGAAGTTGTAAGATTTCTGAAAATATTTTCTATAAATATCAGTTATCATAACACAATTTCATCATTTATTAAAAATTCATATGGTAGATCAAAGTTCTTGTTATCAAAATGATAATGAGCTTGATCCAATAATGCTTGGGTTTTCTTTACCCATTCTTTTAAAGTTTCATTTGAAACTCTAATTGGTGCAATCTGCAGATAGTTATCAACTACAATGAATCTAAATTCAAATTTGTAGTCTGAATACTCTGGTTTGAACAAATACACATTACATATCAACATGTAATACATAGCTGCTTGCATCCAATATTTATAGTATTCAATTGACTCTGGAAAAGAAGATATGTCTTTACTTGATTTCTTTAAATCATTAACACGTATTACTTTGTTAGTATGATCAATTACCAAGTTGTCAATGAATCCTCTTAATCCAAACAATGGATACTTATCATCAAATGCAGCAAGTTCAATTTCATTTTGCAACTTAATGTCTTGTCCAAAATCAGGTCTATAACCCATAATAGACATTACATTGTCTTTGGATTTAATCTCTTCAACAATTGCATTGCATTGAGCAAATGTATCAGGATCCACAAGTATTTTACCTTCACCATTTTTTAAGTGGTCCCAGTAAGCAACATGTCGTTCTGTGATAATTTTTTCAACACGTTGAGCATCAGTCTTCAAAGTCTGATACAAATTCATGTCTTTGAGAATATCCAGTATTGCATGTTCGAAATGTTCCAGATTTTCTCGTGGATCACCTGCAGCATTAAGTTCTTTGTAGTGT